TCATCAAGACGTCCTCGAAGAACGAGGGCGTGATCCGGACCAAGACCGGCGGGCGCATCGACTTCTGGACACTCGAAAACGAGCGGGCCGGGCGCTCCCGGAAATATCACCGCTCGGTCATCGACGAGGCGGCGTTCACCAAATCCAACATGTTGGACATCTGGGAACGGTCGATCAAGCCGACCCTGCTCGACTATCAGGGCCAGTGCCTTGTGACCTCCAACACCAACGGCGTGGATCCGGAAAACTTCTTCTGGCAAATCTGCAACGAGCCCAAGCACGGCTTCATTGAATATCACGCCCCAAGTTGGAACAACCCCACGATTCCGTCCCGGCTCCCCGGCGAGACCGAAGAGGAGTGGATCCCCCGGCGTCAGGCGATCTTCGACGATCTCCGGGCGCGAGAACTTCCCATGGTCTTTGCGCAGGAATACGCAGCAGAGTTCGTGGACTGGTCAGGAGTGGCCTTTTTCGATCTGGGCAAGTGGTTGGTCGACGGACACCCGGTCGAGGCTCCAGCACACTGCGACGCGATCTTCGCCGTGATCGACACGGCCTCGAAGACCGGGACCAACAACGATGGGACGGGTGTCCTCTGGTGTGCGCGCAACCAGTATGTGGGGACGCCCCTGATCCTGCTCGACTACGACATTCGCCAGATCGAGGGCGCGTCGCTGGAAGACTGGCTTCCGTCTGTGCAGCAACGGGGCGAGGAACTGGCGGCTCAGTGCGGAGCCCGGCGGGGCTTTGTCGGATCCTTCATTGAAGACAAGTCGAGCGGCATCATCCTGATCCAGCAGGCGCGCAAGCGCCGCCTTGCGGTCCACGCCATTGACTCCAAGCTGACGGCAATGGGGAAGGACGAGCGGGCCATCTCTGTTTCGGGATATTTCCACCGGGGAGAGGTTAAACTTGCTCGCTACGCCTACGACAAGGTTTTCATGTATAAGGGAACCACAAGGAACCACTTGGTCAGCCAAGTGACGTCTTTCCGGATCGGGGACAAGGACGCTGCTCGTCGCGCAGATGACCTTCTCGACTGCTTCTGTTATGCTATCGCCCTGTCCTTGGGGGACAGGTCCGGTTTTTGATCACGACTACGCGAAACGGCCAAATGAACGATTTCTATGTTTATGCCCTCGTAAGGCTCTCAGACAACCGCCCTTGCTACATCGGCAAAGGTCGTGGGGACCGAGTGCATCGACACAACCTCATGGGTGAAAATCACCCCAACCAACATCTGGCGAGAATTTACCGCAAAGACGCTTCGCCTCTGGAGCACGAGATCGTTTGTGCGAATCTCTCCGAGCGACAAGCGTTTGACCTTGAGCGGGACTTGATCTTCCTCATTGGTCGCACGAGCAAAGGCCTTGGCCCGCTTTGCAACATGACAGACGGCGGAGAGGGAACCTCTGGATTCGTTCCGGCGTTCACGGAGGAGCATCGGAAGAAGATCGCCCTTTCCAAGCGTGGAATTCCACGCTCTGAAGAATGCAAAAAAAAATTGAGCGAAAGTGGAAAAGGCAAGCGCCCCTCTCCAGAGGCAATCCAGAAGATTGTTGCTGCGAACACGGGGAGGAAAAGATCGGTGGAGTTTGGTTTGGCGATCAGCGCCAGACAAAAAGGCCGCGCTCTCTCTCAAGAAACAAAGGACAAGATTGGGTCGGCAAATCGCGGGCGCTCTCCCTCCGAAGAAACTAGGGCAAAACTGAGCGCGGCGAGCAAAGGCCGAAAGTATCCCGACGAGATCAAGGAAACCTTTTCCGCCGCCGCTAAAGAGCGGGCCAATCGTCCACAAGAGCGCCTTAAGTCGAGTCAAAGAAACAAAGGCCGAGTTCACACGCCCGAATCCAGACAACGAATGAGCGAAGGCCGACTTCGCGCTGCCGAAGCAAGACGCTTGGCTAGAAATATCGAGGAAAGTCCATGACTTCGACCTTGCAGATCAACGGCGCGACCACGGGCAACGCTCTTCAGACCCTGCTTGTCGCTCCGGACATACAGCCCGGAGACGAGGTAAGTTATCAACTCTGCAAGGAAATTTATGCGTGGCACCCCATGGGTGCAAAACTGGCCGACTTCCCCATCGCCATGGCCCAGTTCAAACCTCGCAAGATCGCCGTCCCGGACGGCCCGGAGGACGTTCTGGTCGAGGCTTTCGAGCGCGAATGGAAGGCCTGCGACGCTTCCCGCGTGATCTTCAACGTGGCGCGTCTGGCTCGGGTCTATGGGGTCTCGACGCTGGCCCTGCTGGTCGAGGGCGTGCAGGCCGGATCCCCGGTCAACTTTGAAGAACTGGCAGGCAAGAAGATCGCCTTCAACGTCTTCGACCCGCTCAACACCGCCGGATCACTGGTGCTCAATCAGGATCCGAACGCCTTCGACTTTCAGAAGTCGGACGGCGTCACTGTGCAAGGGGTGGAATATCACCCATCCCGGACGGTGACGATCATGAACGAAGATCCGATCTATATTGGCTACACCCAATCGGCCTTTGGATACGTTGGCCGCTCGGTCTACCAGCGGGCGCTCTATCCCCTGAAGTCGTTCATCAACACTCAGATCACCAACGACATGATCGCCCTGAAGGCCGGTGTTTTGATCGCCACCTTGGACCAGCAATCGTCCGCTGTGGACAAACTCATGGCCAACATTGCAGGCCAGAAGCGGGACATGGTCAAGGGGGCCTCGGTCGGCAACGTGATCTCCATCGCCGTGGGCGAGGACATCCAGAGCCTGAACCTCCAGAACCTTGACGGCGCGTTCGGCATGGCGCGCAAGAACATTATCGAGGACATCGCCACCGCCGCCGGGACGCCGTCCAAGCTCCTCCTCTCCGAGACCTTCGCGGAGGGCTTCGGCGAGGGGACGGAGGACGCAAAGCACGTCGCCCAATATATCCAAGGCCTGCGCGAGTGGATGCAAGACCTATACGACTTCATGGACACCATCGTCCAATATCGGGCGTGGAACCCGGAGTTCTACGAAACGATCCAAGCTCGGTTCCCCGAGGAATACGGCAAGAAGGACTACAAGCAGGCCTTCTATGCGTGGCGAAACGGCTTCAAGGCCGAATGGCCACCGCTCCTCGAAGAGCCCGACAGCGAGAAGATCAAGGTCGACGAGGCCAAGATGGAGGCGACGATCTCAATGGTCGAGGTCCTGCTTCCCCAGATGGATCCGGAGAACAAGGTCCGTGTGATCCAGTGGGCCTGCGACAATTTCAATTCCCTGAAGCTCCTGTTTGATTCGCCGCTCGAACTGGACTGGCAGGCGCTTGAAAACTACGAACCGCCCCAGCCCGAAGAGCCGCCGGGCGAGCCAGCGCCCCCCAAGCCCAAGGCTTTGACCGACGCCGTCCGCGCCGCCCGCAAGAGGACAACCCGCCGTGAAGGTTGATCACATTCTCTCGACCCTGTCTGGCGTCGAGCGCCGCCTGTCGCGATTGGAGAAGGCCAAGGGCCTTGACCCTGCATCGAAGCTAGACCGGGCTCTGCGCATTGCTGACAGCCTTGATCAGCGCCTTAACCGCCTGACCAGAACCCAGCGCCTGCGGTTCGCGGACGCCGACTTCCGGGAAGAGGACCACCCGCGCGCGGCCAATGGCCAGTTTGGGTCTGGCGGAGGTGGTGCGTCCAAGAGCGAGACCAAGGACAAACCCAAGGCGTCTGCCAACTCCGACGTGGGCATTGGCGTTTCGACCGTGATCGACGGCAAGAAGGTCTCCGGGGAGGTCGTCGACTCCACCGCCGACACGGCCACGATTCGGACCTCTGACGGCAAGACCCACACGGCCCCATGGAAACAGGTCTCCGGCGGCTACCACCGGGGAAGCGACTACATTCCCGCAGCCCAGTTCGACGCCGCCTCGTTCGCAAAGAGCCATGACAGGCAAGACGTGACCCCTGCCCAGATCCTCAGTCATTTCCCGTCCGACACTGAGGCCAAGATGGGCGAGACCATCGCCAAGCTGGACAAGATCAAGCCGACCAACGAGCGATACAAGGACGCCGCCGGGAACTACACCCCGGAACGTCAGGCGCTCCACAACAAGATCCTGCTGGAGGGGATCACCGCCGAGGTGATGAACGAGGACACGGGCAAGAAGGAGAAGCGGTTCTTCCCCGGCATCCTTTCCCCCGAGGCCGTCGAGCGGGCGCGCCCGAAGGACGGCGAAAAGCCACGGTTCACGATCCTTGGCGGGCGGGGCGGATCCGGCAAGTCGTGGTTCACGAAGTCCGGCATGGTCGACAGTGAGACGAATCTTGTCCTCGACGCCGATCACATCAAGAGCCTCCTTCCGGAATATGACGGCTGGAACGCAGCCGAGGTCCACGAGGAGTCGTCTGACATCTTCGAGATGATCACCGAGTTCGCCCACGCACAGGGCCTGAACCTCGTCCACGACGCCACGATGAAGACGCCGGAGAAGGCGGTCAAGCTGGCGAAGAAGTTCAAGGACTCGGGCTACACCCTCGAATCCCACTACATGCACCTGCCGCGAGACGAAGCGGCCAAGCGGGCCGTGGGGCGCTATCTGGGGCCGACGAACCGGCTGGTTCCGCCGGAGATCGTCTTGTCCAACACCCAGAACGAAAAGGCCTTCGACGAGGTCCGCAAGCTGGCGGACAAGTGGTCGTTCCGCGACAACAACGTCCAGAAGGGCAGGCCCCCGCGCCTGATCTCCGAGTCCGAATAGCAAAAAGGGAGGCCTAGGCCTCCCCTTCCTTTTTGGCCTTGTCGGCCCGTTTCGACGCAAACGCCTGTTTCAGCGATTCCGGCCAGCCGTCCGGGGGCGTCCAGTTATCGGAGGGCGGGGACACGCAGTCCATGTCCTCCATCAGCGCCGGGTTGCTGGAGCCCGGCCACTTCTTGTCTTCCGCCATGGGCGGGTCTCCCTCAAGTTTCGGGTGGCGAATTGTCCTCCTTTTGGCTGGCGGCTTCAAGCCCCATGGCAAGAAGAGCGTGGATCTTGTCGACTCGCGTCGCGGGCCCCGGCCAAGCGTCGAGCTTGGCGAGGATCTCGGGACGGAAGCGCACGAGGATGGGCTTCCAGTTGGTCTTGGGTCTGGCCACGGGTTTAGTCTCCATATCCGATCTTGAGGGGTGCAACCTTGGCCGCGTAATCTTCGGCTTCAGCCTTGGTGGCCCAAGGCTGGCGACCAATGCCAACTTGGCCGGTGTGCGGGTTGCGGACGGTCCAGCCGCGCTGGACGATCTCCCAGCCCTCGCCCGCAGGCAATGCGCCGTAGATCGAGGCGGTGCGCCCGGTGGACTCTTGGAGCCAATGGCGGCTCTCGATCACTTCAAACTTGGCCATCAGGCGCTCTCCAGCTTCAATTGAGAAAGGACTGCCTCGACAACGCGAGGTGCGTGGACCATTTTCCCCATCTGGTAGGGGTGGCAGATCACGATCCGGAACTTTTCCCCGGACCAGACTTTGATCCAGTCGTATGCGGCCCCAGACGCGAGCCAGATCGAGCCCATTGCGGCCTCGCCCTTGACGTCGCGGTGAAAAACGAGGAACTTGGAAACTTCAAACTTGGCCATCTCGGCCTCCTCTCTCAAAACCTACGATCAAGATATCCCGCATCATGACCCGCGTCAATAGCAGATATCGTTTATTTCCGAAGATCCTCGATCCAGAGAAGGGACAAGTCTCGATCGCCCCATTCTCGCCAAAGGTATTGCATCCGAAGATGCGGGCGGTCCGCCATGTAGCGCCGGGCGTCGGCTTCCGAGTCAAAAAAGATGTGCTTCGGGCTGGGGACCTGCGTCGCGGATCCTGTGCAGATCCCCTGCGAATGATCAATGACCTCATGAATCTTCATGCTTGGGCCACAAACGTCAGGGTTCCGATCTGGGAGACAATGCCCAAGACCGTCCACGCCTCGGCTGTGCAGAAGCGCGCACGGGCCACACAATCCGGGCAGGGACAATCGGGGCGCTCTGCCCACGCATGCCAGTCCTGACCGCACTCTGGACATTTGGCGGTGTGCTTGGTCATGCTGCTTTCCTTTCCGCGAGCTTGTAGGTGACGGCCCAAGCGAGAGCGTCGAGCTTGCGCATTGCCGCCGGGGAATAGATCAGGATTGAACGACCGGCCAAGTGCGCCGGGTTGCGGCTCTCTGGTGCGCTCTCGACTTCAATCCGCAAGGCGTTCAGTTCCTCGAAGCTGTAGGCGTCGGCCAAGTTTCCAAGACTTCCAACCAAGAACGGGCAAGCTGTGCTTGATCATGCGAGCGCCTCCACTTCATGTTTCCCAAGGACCATCCAGAAGGGCAGGGCCTCGGCCCCCTCTTCCTTCAAACGGAAACACCACGCCCCCTTGGCGCAGAACTCGGCGACCCAGTGGGAGGCCAGAACCTTGGCGTGCTCCTCGCTTTCCGCGTGGGCCGCGATCCATTCGCCGCTGCGAAGCTGGAGCGCGACAAAGTGCCTAAGCCCCCAGCCGTAGGCGGATTTCGCTTGCTCGCGAACTTCCGCCATCAAGAGTTCCAGACTTTTGTGAGCCATCTCGGCTACCCCGCCTGCCCGGATCCGGATTGACCCGAGGAGGCAATTTCATTCTAGGGGATATCCCCACAAGTGCAAGCAATTTCTTTGTTTCAGTAGTATTCGGAGAAGTGAGAACCCTCCCCGGCGGCGCAAGGGTAAGCCCTCGCGTAGAAGGCGATCTTGAAGGACCCGTGGCTGATCTGCTTGACCATCGGCTCGCCTATGAACTTGCCGGGGACCGGGTAAGCCTTGCCCTGCATGGCGTGGCTATATTCCCGCTCGGCGGCGATCTTGCGAACCTTGACGCTCCGGACGCCGACCAGTTCGACGACCTCGTAATAGTCCACTTGGGTCTGCTCGTAACCCCAAGAGCAACGGAACAACTGGCCGACCTTGAAGCCGTGGGGCTTGGCCAGTTCGGCCTTTTCCTTGGCTTTCTTCTCCGCCTTGCAAGCCTCGATGGCGGCGACGTGGGCGAAGAACTCTTTCGCCTTGGCCTCGCGCCGTTCGGGGCTCTTGAACTTCAGCCACCAGACGGGCTTGGCGGACTTGCCGCTGTAGGCGATGGCGCAGGCCTGACCGCAAACCTCGTAGGCGTGGATCTCGGCGCTGGACGCCTTGGCCTTGACGATCACGGAACCTTCGGGGGAGAAACGCTGCAACATGGTGAGAACTCCTTCTCTGAAAACCTGCAATCAAGATATCTGCTAAATCGGACGACGTCAAACGTTTTGTTTGTTTTTATCCCTCGACTTCGACCTCAATCCCTGCCCAGCGCTGCTTGCGATAGCCGCGCAAGGCCTTTTCGCCTTGGACGAGGCGGTGTTTGACGAAGTAGGACCCGGCCCAAAGCCCCTTGATCTTCTCGGAGAAGGCCTTTTCCGCCTCCTCGATCTCTGCGAGGTTCTTGACCTCGACAAACTCCCGGCCAAGCGCTCCGGAGAAAGGCGCGTAGTGCACCATCTTGACGCCCGGTTCGCACTCGCTGAACCAGCACTTGAAAGCATAGACTTGGATCTTCATGGGATGCGCCCTCCTAGGCGGCAATGGACCGGAGCAGGGCGCTCCGGTGGTGGATCAGGGAACGAGCGGCGGCGGCGACCACGCAGCGGCCTCTGGCCAAAACCCGCAACTCTGCTAGACTTTTGCGAACCAGCCCGTGGGCCAACTCCGCAGAGAGAATTTCTTGGTGGGAGAACATGACAACCTCCTCAAGGGACAATTTGATCTTAGAGGATATCTCACAACACGCAAGAACTTTCTTTCTCTTTTTCACACAAAATGACAAGCCGGGAGGATTTCACTTCCGCCGAAGCGGCCATGCAGGAATTTCTCCTGACGCTGGACCAGTTCCACAAATGCTGCGCGGCGGGCTATTGGTCGCTGGCGCAAGAGATGTCACTCGTGGCCTCGGCCCGGCTGGAATCGCATCTCGATCTGTTTCTCTCGGGCGCTCGAAAGGTGATCAGCGATGGCGAATGAATCTTTCTACGACGTGATCACGCAGGCCATCGCCGACTTCGCCAAGCACGGCTACGATAGCGCCGAGCGCATGGCCTATTGGCAGGAGCGGATCC